GGTAATTCGGACCGTGTCGCCGCGGCAGTGATTTCAAATTTTTACAGGGTTGACGATGGTTGACGGTGGTGGACAGTTGACGGTCGAGTCGTGGCCGATCGAGAAGGTCCTGCCTTACGCCGAAAACGCGCGCGCGCATCCGAAGGCGCAAGTCTCGCAACTCGTTAAGTCGATCCGCCAGTTCGGGTTCGCTAATCCGCTCCTGGTCGACGCCGATGGCGTGCTCATCGCTGGCCACGGTCGGTTGCTCGCCGCGGCCAAACTAAAACTCGCCGAGGTTCCGGTCATCCGGCTCGGTCATCTTTCCGCGGCCCAGGCCCGTGCGCTCCGCCTGGCCGACAATCGCATCGCCCTTAACTCGGGCTGGGACGAGACGGTGCTCGCTGCAGAACTGGCCGCGGTCGCGGCGGAGTTTGACCTGGGTTCGCTGGGCTTCGGTGCCGATGAATTGGAGGCCTTGCTGCCCCCCCTCGAGGAGGCCTCGATCGGTGGCGCTCGTGAAGGCGAGGACGAGGTCCCGCGCGAGCACCTGGTCCAAGTCTCACAGCCTGGCGACGTTTGGCTCTGCGGCCCTCACCGGGTCATGTGTGGCCAGCCGGACGAGAAGGCCGCCGTCGAGGCCCTCCTGGGTCCGGAAAGGCCGCACCTGCTTGTGACCGACGCCTCGATCCGCCCCTTGCGGGGTGTGTGGCAGGTGTTTCCTGGTTCGGTCGCCTATGTGTTCCACGAGCCCATGCTCACCCGCGAGATCCTGCAGGACCTCGAGGCCGCCGAATTCGAGCACCGCTCGATGGTCATCTGGGTCCGCGATCAGGCCGATGGCCTTGGCGAGCCCTACGACTGCCAGCACCTGCAGGGCTGGTACGTGGTTCGCAAGGGCGAGACCGGCCATTGGAACGGTGCCCGCGATCAGTCGACCGTGTGGCGCGTGCCTGGTCCGTCGATCCGCATGCCGGTCGAGGTCATGCGCCGTCCAATCGTCAACAACTCCGAGCCTGGGCAGGGCGTCTACGACCCGATCCTGGCCGAGGGTGCGACGCTCATCGCCTGCGAAACGGAAGGCCGCCGATGCTTCGGCATGGAGTCGGACCCGGTCCTGGTCGATGTCGCCGTGCTTCGCTGGCAGGCCTTCACCGGCCTCGAGGCGACGCTCGCCTCCGATGGCCGCAGCTTCGCCGCGGTCGCCGTCGATCGCCAGGCTCTCGCCGAGGCCGCATGACGCAGTCGCAGATTGAATACTGGCCGCTCGCGCGGATCCTGCCCTATGCCGCGAACGCGCGCACGCACCCGCCAGAGCAGGTGGCGCAGCTTGTGGAGTCAATCCGCAAGTTCGGCTTTGTGGCACCATGCCTGGTCGACGCCGCGGGCGTGCTCATCGCCGGCCACGGGCGCTTGCTCGCTGCCGAGCGCCTGGGCCTGGCCGTGGTGCCGGTCATCTGTCTCGGTCACCTGACGCCGAACCAGGCGCGTGCCTACCGCCTGGCCGATAATCGCATCGCCCTCAATTCCGAATGGGACGAGGCCAAGCTGGCGAAGGAAGCGCAGGCGCTCGAGGCGGAGTTCGACCTGGACGGCCTGGGCTTCAGCGAGGCCGATATCGAGTACCTCTCGACCTTCACGGTCGACGGCGACCAGGAAGGCCAGGCGCCTGCAGAGACGCCGAAGGAAACGCCGGCGGTCTCTCGCCTGGGCGAGGTCTGGATCTGCGGTCCGCATCGCGTGGTCTGCGGCGACTCCACCACCGAGCAGTCGGTGCTCCGCTGTCTCGATGGCGAGCGCCCGCACTTGATGGTGACCGATCCGCCTTATGGCGTCGAGTATGACCCGTCCTGGCGGACCGAGGCCGGTGTCGCCGCGGCGGGCTCGCAGAAGATGGGCAAGGTCCTGAACGACGACCGCGCCGATTGGACCGAGACCTGGGAGTTGTTTCCGGGCGACGTCGCCTTCGTCTACCACGCCTCGCTGTTCACCAGTGAGGTCCTGACCAGTCTCGAGGCCGCCGGCTTCGAGGCGCGTGCGATGATCGTCTGGGCGAAGGATCGCTTCACGCTCGGTCGCGGTCACTATCACTGGCAGCACGAGCCGGCCTGGTACGTGGTGCGCGAGGGCGCTGTCGACCACTTCGTCGGCGAGCCTGGTCAATCGTCGGTCTGGACCATCAAGGCGCGCGACGACGCAGGCCACGGCCACGGCACGCAGAAGCCGGTCGAGTGCATGCGCCGTCCGATCGTGAACCATTCAAAGCCTGGCGACGCGGTCTACGAGCCGTTCCTGGGCTCGGGCACCACGCTCATCGCCTGTGAGGCGGAGGGCCGCCGGTGCTTCGGCATCGAACTCAATCCGGCCTATGTCGACGTGGTCGTCAAACGCTGGCAGGAATTTTCGGGACAGGTCGCCACCCTCGAGGGCGATGGCCGTCCCTTCGCCACGATCGCAGAGGAGCGGCTCCCGCAGGCTGATGCAGCATGAGTGGCGCATTCATGTCTGTGACCGACCTCGCCGCAAGGCGCGGGGTCTCTAAGCAGGCCATCTCTAAAAGCCTGGCGCGCTTCGGCGACCAGGTCCCGACCCGCAAGCTGGGCTCGCGCCTGTTGATCGACGTCGAGGCCTTCGACCGCGTCTCCGGCAGCGAGACCGACCCGGCGCAGGCGCTCCGCAATCGGGGCCGCGACGACGAGGCTCCGCCGGCGACGCCGGCAGCGCCGGCGAAGCCGTCCGCCCAGGCGGTCGCCACCACGGCCTTCTCGGTCAATCGCGCTCGCCGCGAGTCCTTCGAGGCCGAACTCGCGCGCCTCGAACTCGAGAAGGTTCTGGGCAAGGTCGTTCCGGTCGAGGACGTGACCGACGCCATGGTGAACTGCAGCCAGAAACTGGTTCGCATCATCGAGCAGATGCCGTCGCGGTCCGAGGACCCGGCGGTGCGCAAGATCCTGAAGGAGGTTTCGCACGACCTCCGCGTGGCGCTCTACGAGTCCATGAAGCTGACCGCCTCCGAGGGTGACCTCGAGGACGGCGAGGACGACGCGTGAAAAAGCCGGGTCATCCGTCCGCGCTCGCCCTGGTCGCCGGCGCGCTCGCCTCGATCCTGCAGCCGCCCGACGCGGTCTCGCCTTCGGCCTGGGCCCAGAAGCACCTGGTCGTGGCGGACGGGCCTCGTGCCGGCAGTCGCTGGGATCCGAGCCTGACACCGCAGATGGTGCCGATCCTGGACGCGCTCGCGCCTGGGGCCACCTGGAATAAGGTCGCGGTCCGCAAGTCGGCCCAGGTCGGGGCCACGAATATCGGCATCGCCTGGGGCGGCTACATCATCGCCGTGAACCCGGCGCGCACCATGGTCATCTTTCCGACCGTGCCGTCGGTGCAGGAGTACTCCCGCGAAAAGCTGGGGCCCTCGATCGAGCAGTCTCCGGAATTGCGCCGGCGGGTGCGGGGTTCCATCTCGCGCTCGAGCCGCGGTTCGACCGCGCTCTCGAAGGCGTTCCCTGGTGGCTCGATCACCCTGGTCGGTGCGAACTCGGCATCCGACCTCCGCTCGAAAACGGTCAAGTATCAGCACCGGGACGAGATCGACGCCTGGCCGGCGGATCTGGCAAATGAAGGCGACCCGCTCACTCTCGCGGATGGTCGCTTCATCGCCTTCCACGCGACCGGCGACTACATGGCGTTCGAGACCTCGACGCCAACGATCAAGGACGCCTCGCGCATCGAGGCGGCCTACCTGAAGGGCGATCAGCGTAACTGGTACGTCTCTTGTCCGCATTGCGGTCACGAGCAGAAGCTGGTTTTCGGTGGCAAGGACAAGCCGTTCGGGGTCAAGTTCAACGACGAGCCGCCCTACAACGCGCACTATGTCTGCGCCGGCTCCGGCTGCGTCATCGCTCACAGCGAGAAGGCTGGCATGGTTCGCGCCGGTCGCTACATCGCCGAAAATCCGAAGGGGCTCTATCCTTCGTTCCACGTCGACGCGATTTCCTCGCTTCTGACGACCTGGGACAAGATGGCCGAGGCGTTCCTGGACGCCAAGGACTCGCCCACGAAGCTGAAGACCTTCGTCAACACCTGGCTGGGGCAGACCTGGGAAGAGCGGGGCGATGCGCCGGAGTGGAAACTGCTTCTCAAGCGGCAGGAGCAGTATCCCCGTGGCACCATCCCGGTGGGCGCATTGCTCTTCACCCTCGGCGTCGACGTGCAGGGGAACGGCCTCTTCTACGAGGTGGTGGGCTGGGGGGCCGACCGGCAAAGCTGGTCGATCGACGCGGGCTTCCTCGAGGGAGACACGGGCGACCCGGACAACCTCGTCTGGCAGCAACTGACCACGCTCGCGGAGCGCCGGTACCCCGATGCCTACGGCAACGTGTGGCCGGTCGACCTGATCGGGGTCGACGCGGGCTTCAACACCGACGCCGTCAAGAATTGGGTGCGCCGTCACCCGAAGGCGAAGGCCCTGAAGGGCGAGCCGGGCTGGTACCGGCCCGCCATCGGCACGCCCGCGAAGACGGACGTCACCTACAAGGGCAAGAAGCGCAAGAAGGGGGCGCTGATCTGGCCCGTGGGCACATGGGCGCTGAAGGCCGAGTTCTATGCCTTCCTGCGCAAGGATCAGCCCGATGACGGCGCGGAGATCTACCCTTCGGGCTACGTCCACATCGCCCAGCACAATGACGAACGCTGGTGCCGACAGGTGGTGGC